TCGTTGCGGTTTTCTTTACTGACGGTCAGAGGACCTACGCTGCCTTGGAGTTGACCGTCGTCGTCTTTGGGATGCATGGCGTATCACCTTATGTGTGTTTAGGGATGAATGCTGGCTAAAAGCACTGTTGGGTTCATGCCAGATGGCATACCCCCTCCCTTAAGTGGGAGGGGGCTTATTTTGTCTACAGGCTACTGGCGGTGGACAGAAAGTATTCCGCCGCCACAGAAAAGCTTCCAGTGGTGGTGGGGTAGGCGCGGTTGTCAGGCTGCTCGGGGGCCTTAAACTTAACCCGGTAGATAAAGTCGTTTTGCGCCATGCCGCTTTCTTCTTGCACCAGCTCAACGCTTCCGGCTTGCGTCTTATAGCGCAGGTAGTTGGGGGTATCGCGCGGCACGTCCATGGTCTTAACCCAGGTCCAGGTCTGCTGGGGGGCCGTGGGGTAGGAGATGTAATGCCGGAAGATATCCATGGCATGATCCAGGATACTGGTGTCCCAGTCCAGCTCATGGCCGCCCATCCGATAGTGCACCGTGTAGCGCTCAGGCATCCCCACCGGGTTACTGGCAATGGACACCGCCCCGCCGTCGATGGGGCACTCAACCTTAGCGGCTTGAAAGCGATCATCTTTAAGCTGGTGCATAAACATGGTCAGCAACTGGCTGATCTCGGTCTTTTGCTGCGAGACCAGGTCAATGTGCACCCCGCCGTGATCACACAGGCGCGTGCCAGCCCCGGGCATGCTCTTGCCTTCAATGAGTTCAAAGTGCAGCTGGCCTTCTACCAGGCTTGCCTGATCCTCAAAGATGATCGGGGTGTTCAAGGTAGCCTCGGGGTAGGCTGCGCTAAGCAGCTGCTCGAGGGTGTCGATCACCTCTTTCTTGCCACACGCCGCGACAGAGGTGACAACAACGCTGATGGTGGTGCGCTCAAGGCTCATGGCCTAGCTCCTAGAAAAGGGCATATTCCAGACTCCTGTCAGGGCATGAGTCTGTAGGGGGATGAGCAATCCACAGCTCTCATCGCATATCATCTCATTGGTCTCTTGAGTAATATAGGTTTGACTTTTTCTGGAAAGAAATAATATTTTACACTATACTACGATTCGATTCCGGAGAAACTATCCTCTCTTAAATATATTTATATAAATTCCTATAAGGAATTTATATATTAATTACTATATATTTACAGAGTACCTATCTTTTTAGACGAACCCTTGAGGGGTTCTTTATGTCTGTTTAGCCCTTTAAAAAGAAAAAGCCCGGTCTCGCCCTTCAAGAAGGACTCAGCCGCAGATTGACTGAGGGATCTTCCCTCACTCAACTCAAAGAACCCAAAAAAATAAACCTCTTCCCCGGCGGCCCGGGCGCGGCGGGCGGGGCGCGCGAACGCCCCAGCCTCTAACGCCTAATGCACCCTCTTACTCACTGGCAACAACCCCCGCCGCCAATACATGGCGTGCATGGCGTTGCGCAGGATATGATCGTTAAAACGCTTAAGCGACATAAACTCCCCGGCAAAGCTGCCCTTTGGTTGATAACGATAACTGGCCTGCGTGTGTTCGCAGGTCACCTCGATGGTGTCTTGGCCGCGTTCATCGGCGTAGTACCACAGGGTCAGCTTGTGGGCAAAAGCGTCCTTAGGCAGGAGCGGTTGTTCTTTTTGGTACAGGTAGGACACCACCTCCCTCAGGACGCTGTGGTCCAGAGTCATTTTGTTGGGATGGATCGCGCGTTTCATGTTCACTCCGTTGAAAAAGGGCATAAAGCCAGCCCAATAGGCTGGCCTTTAAGGATTATGTGGCGGCAGACTGTTGTGTGAGAACGTGTTGTATAAGAGCCGCGCGTCCCATGCCGGTACCCACGGGTTCCTTGGGGTCTTGGGCATGTTTACGACTGACAAAGGCTCTAACCGCTTCTTCCGCATGATCCAGGGTGTAGCATTCCTCACCCACTACGCTGTAGCTGCATCCACTCCAACGAAAGTTGGGGGCGCCAAAGGTTACGGCGCGCACGCTCAGGTAGTAGTAAGGCTGGTGGTTGACGGTCAGCTTGCGTTCCTTGATCACGAGCTTAAGCCCCTCACCCTTGACCGGTGACACCCAATAGAGCTGGCGCCTGCCTTGGGGTTGATCGAGAAAGTCTTTGAGCCTGCGTTTAACAGGGTCAATCGGTTCGTGACGGGTGCGCAAGTAAGACATAACAACTCCCGAGGGGTTTAGAGCCGAGGGACAAACACGGTGGTGGTTGGATGACCCATCACCAGATCGATGAATTGCTCGTTAACCCCTAGCAACACTTCGACTCGGCTGTTCTTGTGACGGCTACAGAGGATATATTTGATTGAGGGTGGTTTTTGTAGCCCCACCTCCAATTCAATTGAGGCCAGTGCAGTATGTACCTCACGCATCTCAAGGGCTTCGATGATCTCAAGCACCTCGTTATGCGCTCTACTCTCCATGGCTTGTTGACGGTAGACCGCCAAGCATTGGGCCAGTAACGCCTCATCACACACCACGGCTTCGCCTTGGTATTCGCCGTAACTGACCTTGGCCATAAGCTCAAAGGTATCCCTGTTTCGAATCACGTAAGTCTGTGCCTCAAAACTCACCTTCAACATGTTTCATCCTTTTTAGCTGCGTGTTGGCGTCTTGCCTCTATGGGCCGGTACGCTACCCCAGTTATATAGACTTCACTTTGTTTCCAATCATCTGACCTTTTCACTTATCCTTCCTTGGGGCGTAACCATGCTATCCCCGCATCTTTCGCTTGAGTCCTACACCCCGTATCCGCTTGAGCACCATGACGACCCCCAGGCCTTTGCAGGCTTTGGCGAGACCGCCTTTGGCGAACTCTTTGATCTGGCCGATAACCAACCCAGCCTTGAAGCCCAGGGCCTGGACGTGGTCACGATCAAAGCGGTGTTTGACGAGGCCTTTGCGCATGTCAAATTCGACAAAGAGTTATGCAAGCGCGTAATCCAGTACTCGCTTAAATACATGAACCGCAACGACGATCATTCCGCTTTCTTTGGCGGGGTGCTGCTTGGGGTTAATCCCATTCGCTTCCTGGATACTGACCGCGAGACCTGGTATGAGGAAGTGCTCGATATCGACGAAGATCTCCTGTACCATGCGTTTCGCAAGGTTAAGGCCATCAACTTCGAGTTCAAGGTGATGAGCGATGTGTTTAACTACACGCCCATCTATCTGTGTTATCGCCTTGAGCAAACCAGCCTGCCGAGCGACATCAAACGCCAGGCCATGGTGCACGCCTTTATGGTCTTGCACTACCGCTTCCTAACCTCGCTGTTGGTCAAGCGCTTTCGCTACCCAGCTGACAAAGAGATTGCGCTGGCCACCTACCTGCGCCTGTCCATGCGTTTTGACATCCGCCGCTTTGGCAGCTGGCGCGCCCTCTTGGAAGCCCGCGCTGAAGACCTGATCAGCCCCAACTCGATCTATCGTCGGGCCATTCAGAACTTTGAACCGGATCAATCGCTGATCCGCGTGGTGACTGATACCCAAGGCCGCATTCGCGAGGTGGTCAAAAAGATCTACGCCCTGTATCTGGACACCATTGCCTCAGGCGATCGGGTGCGCTCCACCACCGATACCTTTGTAGGTACCGATGGGGAGATGGTGCTGAAGGATAAGAAAAACGGGTATGCAGGCTACCTGCGTTACATTAACGTGGTGATCCCGTCGACCCGGGACTTTATCCGCGATGAGCTGACCCACGTGGTGGAAAGCTCGATGGGGGCCATGTCACCTGCGCTGTTTAAGGAGACCTTAACTTACCTGTCGCACAACTACACCCAACCGCATCAGGCGTACCTAGAAGAGATCGTCAAGGAAACCCTGCTTTACACCTTTGACTTCTTGCAAAGCCATCGCACAGAGCTTGGGCGTAACACTGACCTTGCTTACCTGTTGGCCAAGCTGCGTTCGCTGCTGATGGCGAGTCGCTCCTCGGATCCTGCTGTGCTTAAGCTGCGCAGCCTTACCGAAAAGCTGGTGGTTAATGCCACCGGCAGTCGCAACGCGGCCATGGTTGCTGCGGTGCGCACCGGTACGCTGTTGTACATCACGTTAAGAGCGATGACAAAAGGCCACTACAGCAAATAAAAAAAGAACTAAGCCTCCCCTGCGGGAGGCTTATGTCTGTCAGCGTTCGATATGCACAAGCAGGTCGCCCAGTTCTTCTAGCATCCCGGGTTTAAGGATGTAGGCTTTTACAGTGAGTTGGATGTACTCATCGGGATTGGGGGTGGTGTAGTAATAGTCCAAGGTCTGGGCCATGTACAGCGGGGAGGGGGGTGTCATGTAACGGACAAACCCCCACAAATTGTCAAAGTGCAAGCTTGCACAAAAGGCTTTGAACGGCTCTAACAATTCGGGTTCGCCAATGGCCAACTTCTCTCCCATCACCAGTTCAGCGCCAATGGGCAGTTCATTTTTGGACCGGGTTCTGGCCCACGCGCGCAACCAGGTCCATTTCGCATTATGTCCAGGGATCCCCGTCGAGATCGCAAACCCCCGCTTATCATGGTCATAGGTCACCTGAGTGGCCGTAGAGTAGAACGCTTCAAACACATTACTCAGGCTACGCAAATCCCCTAACGCCCGCGTGGTGAGGTGTTGCTTTAACGCAGCCTCGGCCTCATCTTGGGTGTGAAACCGCCCTAGACTGCCGTCGCTAGCAAGCGCCGCCATAACCGTCTTGATGGTAAAGCGATAGGTGTACATCCTGCCATCAGGATGATCGCATCCGACCTGAGGCAATGGTGTCAGTGTCACCCGCACATTCAGTCGGGAAAACATCCGAGGATGAATGATATCTTTTCCATCACGATGGTCATAGATCTCAAGTGCGGCCGCACGCAACTGATACGTCTTTAACCGGGGAGTGACATCGATTAGACTCATA